GTTTTTTTGCCAACTCATGATGTCCCAGCCTGGCCAGTGTGGCAGCTGCTCTTGCTCTACCTAGTGCTTCAAAAAACTCTATAATTGTGTTAAACATTTTAAACTCCTGTGTAGGGCTGTTTGCCCTGTACTAACATATGGTATGCGTGTTGCCAATCTTTTTTGTATTCAGATTTTGCCCAACGCAAGTACTCTAAATTAGTAGCCTTAGTTGAAAACATTTTGGCAATAGTGTTTACTAAAGTTTTCATAAGTAGCCTCCGTTTCTTAAGTAGCGTTGGGCACGAACTTCTCCAGCTGCTTCTAGGCGGTCTAATAATCTAATAAAAAAGCGTTTAACGGTAGCCATGGTATGATCTCCCAAAAAAACTTTTGTCATATTCTCTGACATATCTTTCAACGTCTGCAACATCTGCAGGCTGTTTGCTGATTACATACCTTTCTAGTTCCGATTGATATGTTTTTTGTTTAAATGCACTTGTGATGCATGCCAACATTTTTTTAAACATTTTATTTCCTCTGTGTAAATGAATCTCAGTAAAAACACTATTATGGTTTCTACTGAGTATTTAGTATAAAGAGATTATAATTATATTGCAACCGCACATTTTTAGAGCATTGACTTTACCAATTTTTTAAATTACAATAAGATTTAAATTGAGTTAAATACAAGATAGACAAATATATTATGAAACTACAAACAAGATCAATCCTGCAGGAATTAAACGAAATAGCGGAAGTCCGTAACAAGGATGCTGTTATTGAAAGTCGAGCCACTAATATTATTAATTCAGCAATTAATCTGTTAGAAAGTCTACAAAAAAATTATACTGCTGAACAAGCAGATGAGTTAGCGCGTCGTTTCATTAATGCTATACGTGGACAAGATACTGCAAAGTTTACTCGCGGAATCCGCAAAATATCAGAGTCACGTAAAACTAAAAAGAATTTGGAATCAAATACAGATGAGTAATTTATTTGAAGGTGGCAATGTATTTAAAGATGCCAATAAACAATCCCTAACACAGCGTATCGCCACAGCCGATGTGCCAGCTACTATTGATTGGATCGAAAAAGCCACTGGCTTAGACTTTACAGCAGAAAAGGGAGAAGACCAAAAGCCAGTAAAATGGTTAGGCACCACAGGACGTAAAGAAGATGTCGACGGGACATTTGAACTAAACAGTTCAGGCGACTTGGACCTTTCCGTTGATGCCAATGAAGTCGGTAAAGACGAGTTCTTTACCAATATGGTTACAAAATTCGGCAAAGATAGTGTTAAAAAGTCAGGCGACAGTGTGCATATTAAAACGCCAATCAAAGGTGATGCTGCCAACGGATTTGTACAGTCCGACTTTATGTTTACCACTAATCCAAAGTTCCAACAGGGCAGCATGATTGGCGGTCAAGGTGCTTACCGTGGTGAGCATCGTCATATATTATTGAGCAGCATTGCTCGTGCTAGGGGCATGAAGTATTCTCCTAAGTTTGGATTAGTTGATCCAGAGTCCGGTGAACCACTGCCAAACGGCGACGACTGGACTACTATTACAAAACAGTTGTTGGGATTATCAGCCAATGTCAAAGACATTCGCAGTGTAGATACTATCATAAACTATATTAAAAAGTTGCCTAACTATGAGCAACTGGTTGCAGCAGCTCGCGAGACATTGGGGCAACAGGGAGTTACTCTCCCACAGAAAGAAGCATTGGAGCACTACACTCCTAACAGCCCTAGCTGGATGCGTCAAATTATAGATAGAATATCATGAGAATATCAGAAATACTTACAGAAGAAAAACGTCGATTAGATCCCAAATGTTGGGACGGTAAAAAAATCGGCAATCCTAAGACCAAACTGAAAGGCGGAGTACGAGTAAACAACTGTGTACCGGAAAGCCTAGAGGATAATACTGTGGATGTCGAAGCATTGTTTGATGCGTTTGAACAGTACGTTGACGAAGCAGGCCTCAGTGAAGATGTTTACGATTCCTACACTGACCAGCAGATTGTTAGTGAAGCAGCAGCATGGCGCAAAAAGTCTGGTAAGAACAAGAACGGCGGCCTCAATGCCAAAGGTGTTGCATCATACCGTAGAGAAAATCCAGGTAGCAAACTACAAACAGCAGTAACTACTAAGCCTAGTAAGTTAAAGAAAGGCAGTAAGGCAGCTAAACGTCGTAAGAGTTTCTGTGCTAGGATGGGTGGCAATAAAGGCCCAATGAAAAAGCCCAACGGCGATCCTACACGTAAAGCCCTGGCATTGCGTAAGTGGAACTGCTGATGCGAATAGCTGAAATCATGAGTGAAAACTTTGCTGATGGTAAGAAACCGGGACGCAAAGGTCTGGCCAAACGTAGCGGAGTAAATACCAAATCCAGTGTCAACAGTCTACGCAAGACAGCTAAGAACTCAACAGGCGAGAAACAACGCATGGCACATTGGCTGGCAAATATGAAAGCTGGAAAGGCAAAAAAGAAATGAGAGCATATGAATTTTTACGAGAAGCTGAAGCACCTGTTGCTAAGAAAGTCGGGCGCGAGTTCAATCACTTAGAAGATCTAGTGTTCACTGAAACCAACGGCGCAAAGCGAGCAGTTGAAGTATTAAAAAGTCTGGCACAAGACGCCCGAGATGTTAGTATCAAGTGGGACGGTAATCCTACAGTGTATTGGGGTCGAGATGAAGATGGTACCTTCCGCATGGTGGGCAAGAACAATTGGGGACGTGAAGAAGGTAAAAGCTCTAGCCCTGAAGAACTTAAACAGTTTATTATGAGTCGCGGCAAAGGTGAGGACTGGCGTGAGAAGTTTGCCAGTGATATGGCCGGGTTGTGGCCTGTATTTGAAGCAGCTACGCCTAAGGACTTCCGCGGTTACATCTATGGTGATATTCTATTTCACCCAGGCAAGCCTTATGAAAGTGGCAATGGTAAGATCATGTTCACTCCTAATCAAACTACCTATGAAGTACGTGCAACTAGTCCTATAGGACAGCGTATTGGCAAGTCTAAAATTGCTGTGGCAGCACACAAACAACTAGATTACTTCGGCGACAAGACAGGCAATGATCTTACTGATGTTAAACAATTAAATGCAACTCCTGCTCTAGTGGTGTTTGGACAAACGTATGTAAGTCATCAACCTGCGGTCAACGCAGACAACTTAGGTGTTATTGAAAAATTAGTCAATCAAAGCGGAGCAGCTATTGATCGTCTGTTAGCACCAGTTCTTGGGCTGAGCGACTTAAAAACAATTATCTATACCTTCGTAAACAATCAATCAAAAGCCAAAGCACTTGATAAGATTGATACAGGCACATTTTTCCAGTGGATGCAAGGCAGTAAAGTTAGTCCACCTAAACAGGCTAAGATTACTGAAATTAACAAGGCTAACGCCGGCGTAATGGACACTATGTTTACCCTAGTACGCGAGCTGATGAAAGCCAAAGACGAAGTAATTGCAGAGCTTGATCAAGCCACAGGTGATATCACTGCACACACTGGTGGCAAAGCAGGTGGTGAAGGATACATGAGTACCAAAGATGCTGTTAAACTAGTGCCACGCGATCGTTGGACTCCTTTTAAAGCAGATTGATGCTGGTTTGTTTCAAAAAGACTAAATAATTATACAAAGTTCATAGGGAACTTTAAAATAGCCGGTCCCTGAGCGGGACTTATTGATTAGGAGAACATATCATGGCAGACGCAAGCATTCAAGCACAAACTTACACCAATGCAGGTGTAGCAAACGCATACAACACAACAAACTACGAAAAAATGGTCATTAGCCAAGCTGATGTAGGTCGCGAACTTATTGTTAGCGCAAGCAAGACAAGCATGACCAATGCTGAATTAAAAGCAGCCCGTGCCCAGTTAACACTAGCAGGCGGCGACGGTACAGGTTCAGATGTAAACGGTCCAGATGCATTTACTGTTGCTGCATTCGGTACAGCAGACGGCACAGCATTTGTAAGTGGTACAACTGGCGTTGTATACTTCCGTTTACAAGGTACTGGTACACCAGACACAACAACAATTGGCGGAGTTGTACTCGCAGTGGTTGCAGTTTTTGCACCAGCAATATAATAACATAATTAGGAGAATATAAAAATGGCAGATATTTCAACAGTCGCACAAATATACGACAATACAGGAACACAAGTTGCAGCAGCTGATGCAGCAGCAAACAAAAAAGCAAAAGAAGGTAATGGTATTGCTGGACGTACTAGAATCATTAATCTTGCAAAAGCAAACATGACTCAAGCAGAGCTTGCCGCAGCACTAGTATACCTTGCACAGGGCGATGTATCTGGTACTAACGATGCACACACAGTAGCAGGCGTTTCAGTACTAACAGAATCAGGTGTATTCACAACTGGCGTAACTGATGCAGTACAAGTTGCAATTCAAGGAACAGGCGTAGCAACAATGGCAGCTAACTTTGGTATTGGTTCAACTGGTATCACAGCAACATTAATTGCTGACTTTGCAGGCCTTCAGGCTTAATTTGTAAATTCTCAGAGATGGGAAGTCAAGGCCTCGGATTTATTCCGGGGCTTTTTTACGGCTATAAATATTAGCACATTATGGCACGATACA